TGTGTAACGGAATGTCCAGTTACGCGAAATGTTCGCCTCCCGCTTCACCTGATTGTCGATATTAAAGTCCAGACTCATCGGGTCAGAGGTCGCTTTGCGGAATAGCGTTATCAGCTGCAGGTAGCGAATCGGGTTATTGTCTGGCAGCGCCGTCGCCGACTTAAACGTGTTCTGGTTGCCGTCCACCGCGGTGTAGATGAATTTATCCAGCTCGTTGACCGGTGGCGATACTGCCTGCCATCTGGTGCCTGCACCGGTAAAACTCCATCCGGTCTTGCTGCCGTCCGCCGTAGGGTTGCGCGTTGAAACCTGTATCGGCTCCAGACGCAGCCCGTCGTTGATATAGATGTCATCGTACATCCGCGTGCCGTAGTCCTCCGGCGCGGAGAAGAGTTGCCACGGGTTGTAGTTGATGACCAGATTGCCGGTGATAAACGCAGGGACGTTGACGCTGACATCCTGCTTGCCGTTCACGAAGAGGGTGACGGCGTTGGTGTCTTTGTCGATCTGCAGCTCAATATAGTACCAGCGGTTGAGCAGCGGGTTGACGTAGCCCGGGGTGCCAGCCGCTTTCGATGTGCCGATGTTGGCCAGTCCGGTAATGGGGTCGACCCACAAATAAAGCTGGTTGCCGCCGAAGCCGATCGAGATGAGCGGCCCGCGCACGTCATATTTGACCGCGAAGCCGACTGTGAGCTGGTTGCCGGTCATCGTCCAGGTGCGCGAGAAGGAAGAGCGGTAGCAACTCAGCGCCCTGCTGTTACCTTTGCGCCCCTGTACGATGGAGACCGCCCCCGCCTGATAGCCCGCCATACGCATCAGCGCCTCAGTGCGGTCACCGGAGAATTGTTCAAAGCCGTCGATAAAGGTGGCCATGTGATCCTCACACGAATTTAAAGCGGATGACGAGGCCGAAGCCCTTAAACGCATCAACCGCTACAGCCGGGCCACGAAGCGTAAAGCGGTCACCTTTGCTGAACGGTACCGCGTTACCACTGACCGTGGCGAATGTGGCGCTATACGAGCCTTGCTGCACAGTGATGGTACCGACGTTCGTCCCATTCCTTTGCACTCGTAGCTGCACGTATGCCTCGGCCGACTGTAGCATATCCAGCGCGCTGTCTGCCATGTTGGCCGGCAGCATCAACGCATCGAGGATGGGCATGTGGACGATGGCCTCATTGTCGTACAGCGGGTCAGTAACGGTGATGGCCACGTCGTACGCTGTCGGCTTAACGTCGGGATCCGGCCCGGGGTTAACCGGGTCTTGCCCTGTCGACTCGTCCTCCCAGTGGTCTTCGTTGTACCAGACCCACTGGTTAGTCGCCTCCAGCCGGAAGCGCCAGGCATGGCGAGGCGGGAAGAAGAGCCACGCCCCTTCCACCAGCACCGCCAGCTCACCGCTGTGCCCCTGCCATGCGCCAGACGGGTTATCCGCCACGATGTACCGCGCGCCGGACTCTGCCTCTGCCGGCGGCGTTGAGAATGTCATGGACGTCACCCACGGGTGCAGCAGCGTATCAAGCAGGATCAGGTCGTCATTGACCGGGCCACCCCAGAAGTCTTCGCCGCGTACCCACCCATAGTTAACGCCCTGGTTAGGGGCTTTCTTTAACGGCATTAGTTACCTCCATTCTGGTTAGGCAGGTTGCCCGCCCAGCCGTGGTCGTAATTGATTGACCAGCCGAACACGTTATCCGGGTCAGGTTCTGGCTCCGGCTCGGGGTCTGGCGGATCCGTGTCCGGCACTTCCGGGTCGGGATTCGGGTCAGGATTGTTCGGGTCAGGCTTCGGATCCGTACCTCCGCCCTCGCCCGGATCAGTCGGGTCAGGGTTGTTCGGGTTAGGAGTCGGGTCGCCCGGCGTCGGGTAGTTCGGGTCAGGCGGAATGGTATTGCCTCCCGGCTGCTCACCCGGTTCCACCGGATAGGACGGCAGGATCAGTGTCAGGTTATAGCCCTGCCAGTTGAAGATACCGTCACGCACCGCATTGACCGCCATCTGCACGCCGACAATACCGGCTGACTTCAACTGGCGACCGGCGCGCTCGCCCCATGTTAACAGGTCAGCAGCACGCAGCGTCAGTCCGGCATCGGAGGTCAGGAAGGATGCCAGCGTGACCTTGATAGACTGGTTGCCAGATGAATAGCTGTAGCCAATCCACACACGGTACTGCACGCCGTCTTCCGGAGGGATGCCCGAGGCGTAATGGTCGTACGCGTCTTCCCGCTGCCACAGGCGGTTGCGATGCGCCCAGGTAAGGATGACGTCTTTGCCCACCGGCTTGGTCATGTCCATATTGGCAGGGTAAGCATTAACGCGCTCGTACCAGTGTTGCCCGTTGGCCAGCAGCAGACCCGGTGGGTACGGACGGATCGGACGGTACTGCATCTGCAGCTTTTTAAACGGCATGTCGTCCGGCATGATCTCCTGCGTATAGCTGTGCGGCTTGACCACTGCTTCTGCGACGTCGTTATCGTCAAACAGGCGGTCAGACGCAGCGTGCGCGCGGTCAAACAGCCAGACGACTGAGCCTGCATAGTGTGGAGCCGGAACGGTGTCTACGGTACCACGCCCAACGGTAAAGCGTTTGCCGTCCACTGCGTCGACGCGAATCAGCTCATTATCGATAAGCAGCACATCCCCAGGCTGCACCCCGTTGATCGGCACGCCGTCAGTATCGCTGGTGGCGTTGAGGTCAAACTCGTTGGTCAGGTGTGCGATAAAGCCTTTCAGCACGCCCCACGGCGTCCACGGATAAGCACCGTTGTTGAGCCAGTCGGTCTCGCCCTCTTTGCGGCTGCAGAAGTCATACCCATCGACGGTACGATCCGACGGCCGTGCGACCATGCCGATGATTTGCGGCTTCTCGGTATTACGCCCCTCGCGCACCAGTGTCATATACGGCGCTTCGTAGAGATACATATCCACCAGCGGCAGCAGCTTGGTAGTCTGCGTTGCGTTAGTGGACATCAGCGCGACCTGACCGCCTGAGATGTCATTCTCCGGGTCGGTGATCTCGGTGTCAGGCTGGGCGGAGGCCATGCTCATATACGCATCCTGCGCGCCGGTAATGTCGGCATCCTCACCGCTCTGAATCTCGGTGTCTTCCTCGGTTGACTGCATGGCCAGCATCGCCACGTTGCCGTTCTGAGGCGGTTTCTTGTGGACGGTAAACGTCAGGGTGTAGTGCTCCCACGATTCGGTTTCGTCACGCACGGCGTCAAAGAAGATGGTACCGAAGGCTGATTCAGGCGCGCCTTGCTCGACTTTCGTATCATCCGCCGCCATCTGGTAGGTATAGGCGAACTGCGTGCCGGTAATGCCGGTTTCCGTTCTGACCAGCTGGCCGGTGGCGTCAAACACACGCAGGCGGTACGTCGTGCCCGGTTCTGGCCCGATGCTGCCTTCCATGTGGTCGACGAGCTTATCCTGCTGCAGAGGACGGTCACGGTGCGCCCAGGTGAGCATGGCGAAGTCCGGCACCTCATCCGCACCGACGTCAGCGCGCAGGTCGAATGACAGGTACCACGGCTGCACGACGCCGACGGCATTAGTCTTCCAGCGCATCTGCCCCGGCGCGTATGGCCGGAAGAAGCGGTGACGGAAGGTGAGGCTGTCAATCGGAGCCTGATCGATAGGGAAGCGGCCACCCCGGAATGTCCACGGCAGGATCTTCATGTCGACGGTCTCGCCTGACAGGTATTTCACGTCATCGGTACCGCCGTTGTCTTCGATAGCCCAGATGAGGTCTCCCCCGAAATGGCGTTTAGGTATGGTGTCCCAGCAGCCACGGGCGACGGTCATGCGTTTGTTTACGCGGTCAATCGCCTCCACTCGCAGCACCTCATGATCTCCGCGTCCACCGGTACCAATCAGGATCGACATACCGACGAACACCTCTTCGTCATCGAGGAAGTCCTCACCTTCTTTCTCATAGTAAAGGTCGGTGTCGAGGTAACCAATCTGGTTGGCCAGCTCGGCCAGCGGCGTAAAGTCACCACCGCCATTCACGACAAAGTTTGCCTGCCCTTCCGCTCTGACGGCGAGGTCGAAGCCCATTGAGATCGGGGTGGCTTTCTCGGCGTGCGCATGGATCACACCTTCCATCGGGCGAAACGCGTTGAACTCACCATCCGGCAGGTTGCGCGCCAGCTCGGCGTAGGTGAACTCGTAGATCAGGCGACGGGCCACCTGTGGCTCGAAGTCCGGCTCTACGTGGGTCGGCGGCTGCACGTCAGCGAAAGTATTCAGCTCGACGCCGAAGACGTCCTGCACTGCAGTGATTTTGATTGCGCCATCCGCCTGCCCGCTCTCTTCCACGTTGCCGACTCGCAAAATGACCGTCTCGATACCGCGGCTCTGCGGGTCACGCAGCTTAAAGACGTCACCCGGCTGGAGATGCCACAACCGGCGGTCGACGGTGACGCCAAAGCGACGGACGTTGGTCGAGGCAGCTTTCAGGTCGCGCTGTGCGATACGGATGCCCAGCTCGCCATTTGGTATGCCCGGATAGTCGCGGGTGTCACTGTTAAGCGCGCCCTGCGTCTGGATGAGCGCGAGGTTGTGCTGGCGTACCTGAAAATCTTCATTGGTCACAGGGCTGTGGCCAACAACCACAATCTCGTTAATCAGGTTGTACGTCGAGGCGTTCGTGGCTTCGTCGATGCTTATCAGGCCGGAGTCGGCGTCCACGATCGGCAGCGTGTCCGGGTCGTAGTCATTGCGGATCAGCTTAATAGTGAATTTGCCAGTGAACTTGTCGACGTAGACCGCACAGCCGATGTGGTCGATTACTGTCTGCACGAACGACATGAGCGTGTCCTGGCGGCTCCAGCGGATGCACAGCCCAAACTTCTCGGTGAAGACGTCGTCAGCGGCTTTACGCCATGCGTCATCGAGGAAAAGCGAGCGGTCGCGGCCAAGCCCCCACGCGCGGTTGGTCAGCGCCTCGTAGATGATGTGAACGGGATTCATCGCCTTAATGACGCGGCTGGTGCCATCGTCGTAGTAGCCCATCACGTCGATGCCCGCTTTCTCCGGGTACCACGTTGGGCCATCCCAGCCCGTCTTGATGCGGCGCACGCGAAACTTCCACGGTTTCGGGTAGGGATTCATCGCACAGATCATGCCGTCGAAGAATGCACTGACTACGCCACGGAACTGCGGCTGCGGCCCGGTAAGCATGTCACGCAGCTTTTGCGACATCGTCTGGCCGGCACCGCCCATCATCAGGTCAAAGGTGCCGTCTATGCCACCCTCGGCTTTGGTGCCACCGAAGAGGTCTGGGCGGTTAATGCGGATCTGCTGGTTGCCCGTGGCTGACCCCTGCCATGCCTGGCGGTCACCGACGCTTATTTCGCACAGCTCGTCTACCGGGCCGCGCCCGATGCCCATGTGCAGGCCCATATAATATTTGTAGCCGACTGTGACTTTCTTAGCCTTTCCCATGCGTCGTCTCCCACTCGGCGCGCGCTAACGCTGCGGCCTTGCGCATAAAAGGGTTTGCTGATTGCTCGGCGAGGCTGCAGGGATATCCCTGCTCGCAAAACTGCTGGACGGTCAAGCCCAGCCTTTCTGCCTGCCTTTCCACGCCACCTGAGCACAGATTTAACGCCCGTGCATGGCGCATGAAGATGCGTGGTTCGTCGTCCATTATTTCTTCGCCTGTTTCGCTTTCACTTTCTTCGTACGGAAATTGCCGTACGCCAGTACCTGCCAGTCGCCGCTCCAGCACTCGCCGAAGTAAACGACCTGCGGGGTACCCTCATCGACCTGCGGGATGTCGAAGTCTTCAAACGTCGCAGGTTTGGCCTGAGCTGGCTTCGGCGCCAGTGCGACCTGAATGATGATTGAGACGACCAGCGCCGCCAGTGCCCACCACATAAGCTCTCTCCTTAAAAGACCGGGTTACCGTCAAACGGCGATCTCGAAGGCATGGACGGGATGCCGCCATAATTATCGAGGTTGTTAAATTTGGTGAGGCAGGCATCGACCGTACGCGGGCAACCGGGGTAAATCTTGAGTACCATCCCGCCCGCCAGGCCGCTGACCGTGCCGAAGATAACGAGGTTGTTGCCGTTGTGCTGCTCAATCGTACGGCGCTCGGTACCAATCTTCGGATCCACCCACTCAATGAAGCCGCCTGCGAACCAGCGGTCACCGTACGCTGTCACCCCCGGCACGATGATAGTTGAGCCGCCTACCGTCTGGATAGTGCCATCGAATCGAAAAGCCTCTTTGTTCACTTTGCAGCAGGAATCGTAAAGCGCGTAAGGGCACGCCCTGCTCCATGACAGGCGGAGACCGTTGCGCTCCAGGGAGGCAGAAAGGGTATTGCAGGTGAGCACAGCCGACACCGGCGTATTCATGTTGCTTTGCATGACCTCACCGACGTAGCACACGGCCGCATCGCTGTCGCCGAAGTGGAAGCGCCGGATCGTGATGAAGACGGGATTAATCGGAGGGGTGCCGATGTAGAGGCCGACGACGGCAGAAGAGATAGGCATGGTGATGTTTAGCGCGTCCACCGATGTATCGCCTGTCTGCTTCACGCCGTCGTCGGCGATCCCCGTTGGCTCCCACACAAAGCCGCCCATTGACATGCTGGTCGCGGCTGACGTGTATCGCCAGTATTGGTCGTTGAGCCGAAACTCGTAGAGGTAAATTGGTTCGCCGTCGTAATTCGACGACTCCAGATCGTTGTATGACATGCTCGCCTCACTGTATTGGTATCGGCGGCGCGTTCCTCCTTTCGGCGATGGCTTTGAATGTCAGGGCCACCTGGCTCGCGCCGTCCGCATCAGTAAGCCGGGTGATCTCAATCGCGTCGATATCAAGCCGGCTTCTCGGCATGTAGCTTATACGACGAACCTGGGTCATGGGAACCGACGCGATGGTCTCCGAGAGAAATAACCACTCTTCGTCTTCAACAACACGGCTGGAGATGATGGTATTCATCAGCTGCCTGCCATCGTACAGCTCAATCAGAATGTCTCGGCGTACGGGCTGGTCGTCGGTGCGGTACTGGTTGTAACCCATGCGGCTAACCACCAGCGCGCCCTGTGATCCGTCGATATCACGGCTCAGCTCAAACTCGTTGTGATGGGTGGGTACGTGCAGCTCGCGCCACCGTCCGGACATCTTATAAATATTGCACTTAAAGTCGTGCATTGCATCCCGGCCGTAGAGCGTAAAACCGAACTTCTGGCCGGTGGTTGCTGACGCGCTGGGGTCAACCTGATACAGATTGCCCACGGCGTTATCCCACTCGAACGTCACCCGGTCATAGGTCAGGTCTATCTGCTCGCTGTAGTTCGGCTGCCAGGACATTACCGGCAGGTTGGTGCGGCCGTAGATCGGGAATGTCCAGTCGGTAGTGTAGGCCGCGGCTTCCGTGGTGTAGAAGCGCAGCTGGTACTGCCGCACTTCATCCGTGAGCTGGGTGCCTGCCATCTGCTCCAGAATGCGCCCTACGCGCAGCGGCGTGATGGTTGCGCCCGTTGTTTCCTTCTGCACGCCGTACAGCAGCACCAGCTTTGTGTCGCTCTTCTCGGCGATGATATTCAGCTCGTAGTCGAATGCTCCGTCCCGGCGAATGATGACGACGTCGTTAGCGAAAAACTCCCTGCGGCGGAAGTCGCCGAAGATGTCGATGCTCCCGGCGTAAACGCTGTCAATCGGCGTCTCATCCCACCACAGCGGCACCAGACCATTGCGGTGGCCAACGCCTGAGAGGTAGGAGTCGATGAGGTTGCGCGCGTTGCCGAAGCAGTTGAATGACGCCTCTACCGACCGGCGCGGGTACTGACGGAGCTTACGGCGCTGCTCGGCACCCGTCTCGGAGGACAGCACATCCGTCAGCCACTCCAGGCGCTCGGTCACGCCGTTCTTCCAGTTTGGTCGCGGAAGGAATACCGGATAGCTGAGCCTGATGTCTTCGTTGTAGGGCGGCTTGGGCCCGAGGGCGCTGTCCGGGATCGGCTTCGTATCTGCCACGAAGTCATTCGCCCGCGATACCTCAATGACCTTGCCACCCGTCGATATCTCGTAGCAGGCATACCCCGGCGAGCCAGCAGGCCCGTTGAGGTAGTAGACGTCAAAGCGGTACACCTTGCTGGTGGCCACGGAGAAAGTCTGCACTGCCGGGGTATTCCAGTCGCCGCCGTGGGTGCCCGATGCGACAACCTGCCCATCGAGGCTGATGCTACCGCTGTCGTCAAAGAAGAAACGAATCTGGTAATCACCAGCTGCGAGCTTTATCCACTTCGCGGCGTAGTACCGGCCACCGGCGGCCGCGTCGTCATATTTGTCCTGCACAAAGACGTCGTACGCCCCGCTCAGCGTCGCGTAGTGGTTCGCGGCTGAGCCGATGGCGTTGGTCTCTTTTAGTGGCCTGAGCCCTGAAAGTGCCATTATCCGTTTCTCCCTCCGGTCTTCCTTCCGATGATGCTGCGTACCGTAGGCGCGTTGCGCTGCAGGAACTGGATGAATACCTGCTCACCATCCGGGGTGTTCATCGCCTCCGGGATTTTAGAACGGTCATCCACCAGCACAAACCGGTTCATCTGCGGTGCAGAGTTGCCGCCGTTGCTGGAGCGGTTCTGGTTGAGGATATTATTCGGGTCGTCTTTCGACAATACCTGCTCGCCCTTCTGCAGGATCGCCGGCACCTCATCGGACTTGAGTCCCGGGAGACCACCGGTGTGGAAGCGCGGCGCGTTGGCAAACCACCCTGCCTGCATCTGCCGGTTCTGCATCCCGCCCGTGGTGGAGCTGCCTACCATGCCGCCGTTGTGTTTCGCCGCTACGCCGCCCAGCGCGCCAGCCGCCGCACCGATACCGCCGCCCATCCCGGCGATAGCGTTAAGCGCCATCTGCTGCAGGATAGCAATTGCGATCTGCTGCAGGAATTTAGCGAAGAAGGCCAGCACCGCGATACCCGCATTCGCAAATGCCTGTCCCATGCTCTGCGCACCAACGCCCACCTGCACCAGCTCTTCAACGATGCTGTTGAGCGCCGTAGACATGCCGTCCAGCACGCCCTGCACGATGGTGGTGTCCATCTTGGTAAACGTGCCGGTCAGGTCAACCAGCGAGGCTTTCGTGGCCGCGATGTTCGCCTGCAGCTCAGCCCACTTCTCCGGCCCCAGCAGCGACTGCGCGTTGGTACCTGCTTGCTCCAGACTGGCTAGCGCATCTTCTATCGGCGACTTGGTCTCGGCGTTCACCTGATTGACGGCCGCAACCTGCGCGTCTTCGCTGATGGTACCCGCTTCACGCTTCGAGTTAATTTCCTCGATGCGCGCTTTGCGTATGGCCAGCAGTGAGTTGACCTTGTTCTGCAGGCGTTCGACTTCTTCCAGCTGCATCTTCTGGGTGATGTACTCTTTGTTGATGGCTTTCAGCGTGGTGAAGTTTTGCGCCAGGGCATTGCCGTCTGTACCGCCGAGCTTCTTGGCGCGCGCGATGTATTTGTCGATCTGCGTATTGGCTTTGTTCACCTCTGCTGCAGTGCGGTCTGCCAGCGATGACGTCGGATCCTGGTCGGTCTTTTTCAGCTGGATAGCGTCGTTAAGCTCTTTATATTTCTGCGTCAGCGACTCAATGGCGCGGGCACGCTTGTCGACTCCCGACGAGCTGCGCTGAGTGGCGGTGTACTCGTCTTTCTCGACCTGCTTACGGATCGCCAGTGCTTCCTGCAGCTGCTTGGTCA